ATAAGTTACAATATCCTCGACATCGTAATGCGCGGCGAGATCGTTGATAGCCATTGTCCATATCGGATCGTACATAGCCTGATAGTACGCCGACATCTTCTTTTTTTCGTTGCTGAAAGTTGACATTATATCACCTCCATTATTGCCTGCACCACGCGAGCGCGGCCCATGTTTACCGAATCGGCCTCATCCTCTGTAAATGTCACTCCGAATGCTGATTCCGCTACCATTACTGACAACTTTTTCAGTTCGTCGCGTTTCATGCCCCTGCTGCCCGATACGCCCAGTATCACGCTCTGCCACGATACCGGGTATATGAAAGTTATCTTTTCAGGAGCCACGCCAGCCGCTTCCGCAATGAACTTCCAGCCGCCCGATGAACGCATTATAACCTTGACGCTCTTGGGGTTGAAATTCGACCGGCTCTTTCCGAATTTGTCGGATGTTCCTACACCGACAAATTGATCCTCAATGACAACCTCAAGATTGGTGCATAACTGCTCGGCTAGATACAGAGCGCGTTTCACGACTGCCATATAGTCGGCCCCGCTGGGAGTCGATACCGGAATTTTCTCACCCTTCACCGTCTTGACTATCGGCTTTAAAAAACCGTGCTCAAGTAGCTGCTCCTTGCTGATCGGCAGGTTAGGGTTATGGATCGACCACGCCGACGTTGTACCCGGATCAATGGCAAGTATCAGGTCAAGTTTGCGGTTTGGCATCGGCTTCTCCATCCGTATCGTCGGCGCATGGCTCTTCATCATCCGGTGTCGCGTCGAAAAATTCCGGCATGTAGTTTTTGAGAATCCACTGGCGAAGATCATCGTCAGAAGCGAACATGCGACGGATGCCACGAATGAAGATAAAGGCAGCGATGTTCACGAGTCCTTTGCCCGATATTTTGGCGAGGCCGGTCGAAGTAAATGTGTCCTGTTCAATGTTCAGCGGCTTGCGGTCGAGACCGGCGAGAAAGTCGCCACAAATAGCATCAAGGGCCGCGCCCATCCAGGCTTTCGACTCTTTTGTGCCTTTGTATCCCGTTTCCTTTTTCCATTTCTGCATCGCAGCGCGGACGTTTCTTAACATGCCCTCGGTGAACCGTATCGACAGGGTGAAGAGACCCTTCTCCGCTAGAGGACGGTTCTTTGCGGAATTTTCGCGCTGCTCGGACGTGGTTTTGAAGATATTGGCCGCTACGGAAATGGCTTCCTCTTTTAATCTGTCACGGTCGATCTTGTTTGCCATGACAGAACCAATAACGCCGTTCTTGAGTGATATCTTCGCGCCGCACTCCTTACAGGTGAGATTGGCAGTTGTACCCTTCATCCATGACTTGAATTCGGCAGCAGGAGAACCGCATTCCAAGCAACAGACAACAGTCACGTTACTTTCTACCAGCGGAGAATCGTTTTGCGCCGCGTCCTTCTTGCGTCTCGGCTCTTCTGGATTGAAGCTGTTTTTCTTTTCTGTATCATCAATCGTCGTCATAGTCTTTTTCCTCCATTCCAAATAAGGCGGTTTGTTTTGGTGGTTTCTTTTCAACGGACTGCGCCGTTATTGGTTCTATTTTCTTGCTCTTGGATTTCTTGCTCTCTTCTTTAATCTTGTCATCCTCTTGCTGATCTTCGGCGCCCCACCTTGTGTATTCAAGTGTATCGGGATGAAAGCGGAGTTTGACGGAGCCTTCCTTGCCGTGAATGTCTCGCACCTTCAGGAAAGTTAAAACGGCCTTTGGCAGGCCGCTCTGTGTGCGAGTGTCATTGCGTGGCTTCCAGACGCGAATCACGTTTGATGCGAGGTTGTCAATTTCCGATGATCCTTTAAGGTCTCCGAGATCCGCTTCAATCTGTTTTCCCGAATGGTCAATTCGTGATTTTTTAGGGTGGGCTACCAGTATCGTGTGTATTCCGAGCTTCTGTGTCGTTTCGAGAATCTCATACATGGCGTTGTCAATAAAAAGCCGTTCCTGCCCTTCCGTCAAAGCCTTCTGGACGTAGAAAGCAAGATGGTCAAGTATCATAACTCTGAACCCGTGCTTACGAACGCCGAACTCTATCGGGTCTGCCAATATCGAAAAAGGTATCTTGCCATGATGGTCGTGCAAATACAAGGGCATCTTCGCCATGCTTTCAAATGCTTCCATGCGCTCTTCGGCAGACATATTCATAACGAGTTGCTTGCCGTGCATTGATACCAGCTTATGAATCATCTGCACCCGCGACATTTCCGGGCTGGACGCCATGACCGGATAGCCCTGCTCTACCAGTTTCAGCACAAGGGACGTGACGAATGATGTCTTGCCCGAACCCTTTGCACCTGTAACTATCGTCAGGTCTCCCGGCGCGAGGCCGTATATGAATTCGTCTACCGTATCGTACCCGGTCGAGATGCCCTTGACCCTTTGCGGATCGAATTTTGAAACCAGCATATCCCGAAATTCAGATATATGTTTGATCGTATTTTCCGCTAGAGGTTCCGACGATCTTATTGCACGGCGAATGTCTTCTACAGGAACGCCTTCTTTCAGACATTGGTTTGCATCGTGAAAATCAAGCTGCACTCGCCTGCATCGGTAAGGCCCAAGTACCGCCGCTATTTCCGATACTGCTTTCTCGCCCGGTTCGTCCATATCCAGAACAAGGAATACTTCGTCGAATGATAGAAACTTGTCCTTGTTCTTTTCAATCAATCCTGCGCCCGATGATGCACCGCTTGTCAATGCCACGACCGGCTCAATACCGTATGACACTAAGGCGATTGCGTCTGTCTCTGATTCGCAGATGTAAACCGACTTGGAAGCCTTATCAAGAGAATCGACATTGAATACCGTTGTCTCCGCTCCCGTTTCACGTTCAAAGCCTTTTTCGGCTGGCGGCAGGGTGCGATATTTGACGTTCATCAATATGCCGTCTTCGTAGATTGGTATAGCGAAGTATTCAATACTGAAAGTGGACTCCAAATTGAGTTCGCCACCACAGATGCTCTTATGACCCTTATCGTCCTTTACTTCTTTTGCACAGGCTCCGTCTGGTCGTTGTGGGTCGATACCTCTTGCAGTCGTGTACTGTCCACATTTCTTACATTTCCAGCCGCGCCGAATGGAATAACCGAGCCGGAATTTTTCAATTATTTCGTCGCTGAATTTTCTTTCGTCGTGCAGATAGTCGAGCGCGTTTTGATGATTTTTCAATGCTTCCTGCATCGCATAGACATCAACGTCAATGCCGTGCTTGCGACGCTTCTTTTCCTGCATTGATCTTATTTTTTCAACCAATGAATTTTGCGCCCTCTTATTCGCTTCCGCTGCTATGTTTTCCGGCCCCTTGAAAATGTCAAGGTCTCCAAGCTGCTCCTTCAAGGTGAATAGGTTGCCTTTTTGATTGCAGCAGTAGGTCATCCATTGACCCGTGTCGGCCTGGATGTAAAAGCGTCTATGGCCCTTCTCGGATACCTTGCCGCATAATGGGCAGGTTTCAAGTATGAATTGCAGACCACCGCTTTCGTGGACTTCTTTCTGTATTTCTAAACCCTTGCGGGATAGGTATTCTCTGACATCTTCCATGTTTGCCGCCCTTTATATTTTATCGAAAAGATCACCACCTAAATTGTCCAATTCATCCGAATCCGAATGCCGATCAAACATGCTTTTTTCCGGCTCCGAAAACAGAATGCTCTCTTCATACCCACCAGTGTTTTCAACCCATTCGCGATAAAGACCGATGTAATAATCCATCTTGACGGCATTCCGGCAGATCAGTTCAATGTCATAGTGTCCGTTCTTTTGATGCCAGTCTGAAATTCTGTTGCCGATAATGGCTCTCTTTATCTGGCTTATACTGTAGCCTTCTTTCTGTCGGGCGAGTATGTGACTCTGCCGAGTGCTGTTGAGAACTCCACGACGAATTCCGTTGACCTTTTTCCAGTATTCAAATATTGCCAGTGCCGAGTTGTCGGCTTCCAGCGCGCCGCTCTTATCGGGATTGGTGGATACGCCGTTCTGTTTTTTCCACGGTCTATCGTCGATCAATTCATCAATGGCATTCTTGTCAAGTCCTAGTGCTTCCAATTTATCACGCGGCGGCTTGGGAAGTTTTGATGCTGAGGCATTCACAATCCATTGATGATTAGGCAGTCTGGGGACGACGTAAAAAGATTCGCCGTTGACCTCATATGTCACTATTCTGCCTTCTTGTTCCAGCAGGGCTATCAATTCACGAACACGTTTAATGCCGGTCGAATCATCATACAGATAACACCACGATTTCATGGCTGCCGCGCCGCCCTTCGCACGACCCTTGTCATCCGCATAGCACCACATGGATATGTACAGCAAACGAGCGTCTGCTGGCAATGAACCCATCTTTTCGTCCTCGAAAAAGTCGGGTAGAACATACCTGCGTTTAGGCATCTTATTTTTCTCCGCTCTTGTCATCCGATTCTTTCTCCCTTGCGCCCCGGCAGAATATTAAAAACTGCCGGAGCGCAAACTGTTTATTCGTCGGTTAACCGCCGAACGGGATATCGTCGAGGTCTTTCTTGTTCATGCCGCCAGTGCCGCCAGTGCCTGCTCCGATTGCGTCGGCAACCGCTTCCATTTCAGCGGCTGCGGCCTTATCCTCTTTCGATGCCTCCATGAAAGCTTCGATTGAGTTTTTCGTCTTCACGACGGGCGAGCCGTTGGAGTCGGTTTCTTTCGTCGAAACGTATTCCTCGGTGATGACCTTCGCTCTCACGACTGAACCGTCCAGAATCTTGTGAAGGACGCCCATATCGTCGGGATCGAATTCGTCCGTGTGTCCGGTGGAAATGATAAGATTGGCGAAGCGGTCTGCCACCATGTCGATATTCAGCTTGAGCGACTGAATCGACCAGAGGCGACGGCCCTTGTATTCACCGGAAACGATCTCCCATTCGAGGTTGAGGTACTCACCACCGTCCTTTTTCTTGGACTGGTTTTTCTTGAATTCACGGCAGCGAACGGGATAGATGTTTGCCGGGATCGGGTCGAAATCACTGCTGGCATATTTCTTTTTCGGGTCGAACATTTTAGTTTCTCTTTCGTTTGAGGTTTATTTCTTGGCAGTCTTTTTGTCGTCGGTTTCAGCGGCCTTATCTCCGCTCGGTGGAGGAACGTCGCTGTTCATTGAGTAGCCATCTGCGTACTCGCGGAACTTAGCAGGATCAACGGCAGCCGTGATCTTGGGCATCCATGTTGCGATGTTCGGAACTTCGAGATCGTCAAGGTTCGGATGACCCTTGACTGTGAAGTTGCGCGGCCCTCTGAACATGACACGATAGTCGCCGGTCTCTTTTCCGCGAAATACCCATCCGCAGATATTCGCCATTGATATGACCTTGTTCGGCAGCACTGTGCCGAAAAGGTTGGGTTCGACTTTAATCATGTCCAGATGATTCTTGTCGTCGGGATAGATCGTCTTTTGCAGGCAGATAATGACTTTGTTCATCTTTACGTCGCGGATGCGACGCACGACGTTTTTGATGCGGTCGATAATTGCCGACCAGTCCGGGTCTCCCGTGACCTTTGATACCGCGCTGTAAACGATATCCTGTGCATCGGTGAGACTGTCAAGGACGAACCAATCCCACTTGGGTTTTCTGCCCTCGTTTGCAGCAACAGCAATCTCGGTTTCGATAAGCACCAAGAATGCTTCGATATCAGAGAGACATTCGATCTTGACAACCTGCGCCTTCGGATTGGCAGCCTTAATTGACTGTAATCCGTTCGGCTCGGTGAGTCCGATAAGAACGCGCTCGCCGATACTGGGCGGGACGGCTCTTGCGCCCATTGTCGTTTTGCCGGTTCCCGAATCGCCGTAAATCAAGACCAGCTTGAAATCTACAGCTTTGTCGTCGCCAGCGGTCATAATACTGAGTTCTTTTCTTGGCTCTGCCATTGTCTTCTAACCTTACCTTTCGTTTGCGGTCACGCCTCTTCAATGTGATAGGCCGTGAACATATTTCTATTCATATCCGTGACCAGTCCCGATAATGCAAGTTTATCGCCGGTCACATATTCTTTGAGTACCTCGCCTGTCTCGTTCCATGCGGCTATCGACCATACCGCACCGCTATCCTCTTCCAGAGTAGCAGTCGCGCCCGTGTATCTATCACCTTCTTTTTCCTCCGGGTCTGATAAAAGCGTACCGATAAGAGTGTCACTCATTCTCGCCTCCCTCAGTTGCCGAACGGGATATCATCAAGGCTGCTCGACTGTTCTTCCGCATCATGGTCAAGCTCCGGTGCGCCGTGAGTTTCTTCCTTGATAAATCTACTCATGCACAGATGACCCGTTTCACGGTCAAGGCAGATGTCGCGAAACTCGCAGGAACGACCGATATTAAAGCAGGCGTTATAATTACGAGTGTATCCTGATGCTTTCGACGATTTCGCGAGGCCAATTGAACGGGCAACACGCCACCTGTCTATTTCCCATTCGCGGATATCGGAATCGGGAATTGACATCTCGTGACGGAACATGAAAGTGTCGCCCTTCGCCCTGAGCGACTCATAAATCGTCCGGTATTTTTCGTCCTTGATAATCACGCCAGCGGATGACTCAATCACCATTTCCGGGTTGTGGGTGCGTATTGCAGCAAGCCATATTTCCGGCGTGGTGTCAAGACCCTTGGCAACAGAAAGATTGCGGCCTTCTTGTGCCTTTTGAAGCACCATAGGTTCGCACGGCAGCTTCTTTCTGGCGACGTTATAAATCACACCATGACCCGATCCGTACAGTTGACGTATCGCCCACAGGTAGCCTTTGGGCTGCGGCTTCAAAGGCAGTTCACGCTTGTATGCTTCGGGGTTGATGCTGTCTGCCATCGTCTTATGTTCGATGACGTAGATAAGCCCCGTCGCCTTATCCTTGACGGCAGCATCAAACTTGCCCCTATAATCCCATGATGATCTGTGACCACTCAGTGTCATTAACGGAAAGATGAACTGTTTTTCCACGTCGAGGACTTCCCATCTGTCGGCGTCGTGACCGTGATACTTCTTGACATATCTGTCGGCCATGCCGCGACACTTGGCAATCATTTCGGGAATGTTTTCTTTCGGCGTCTGGTTAAGATAATCCAGAACATCCAGAAGTGAAAGCTCTTTCAGTTTTGCGATTGAATAAATCGCACCCATCGCACGGCGGTGATCGTTCACCCTTTCCGCATAGCCGATAAACGATTGCTTGCGCTCGCGCTCCCATTCGTCAATGGCGATATCCAGGCCGACAAGCACTTCTTCGGCAGTCGCGCCGTTTGCAAGTCCCTTCCAGTAATTCTCCTGAAAGCGATGCCACAAGTCACCGAATGACAGAGCGGGAGCGGCCACTTCTACACGCAACCCGTCTTCTATTCTGTACTTGTATTTCATCTGGCAATCTGTCCAGATGTCAGCCGTCGAATTTGTCAGATACGGCCTGTCCTTTTTCTTGTCTTCAGTCATTGTTTTTACCACCTTCCTTTCGTGTGATTTATTATTCGTCGAGGTCTTCTATTTCCTCGGCGGCGATGGTTTCTGTGCCATCAATGGGTCTCAGAATGCCGTCGATGTCCAGTTCCGCAACGCTCGCCAGCAATGCCAGTGTTTTGGAAGTGGGATTCTCCGACACCAAAGCGGTCGAAATTGTAATCATCTCGTAACCCTTAGCTGCCGCAGCTTCCGAAATGTTTGCGTTCATCTTGGCGAGCGCAGTACGGAAATTGACTCTCATTCTCAGTTTGACAATTTCGACCATTTCGGCCATCGCCTTCTGTGTCTGCTCTCTACTCTGTTTCTTCATCGTCGTTCCTCTCTATTACTGTGGTTGCTGCCGGATCTATACTCAAAAGACACCGGCATGATTCGTTATAGGTCAACTGCGGCGATATATGCCGCTTCTCATAGCGTCCGTTATTCACAAGCTCTCTGCACTGCTCATTGTCATAACTCACAAGCTCGCCTGCAATTTCACAAGCTATCGGAATATCATCAATGATGTTGTAAAGCACCACGTCCGAGCAAGCAAGAGCAACAAAAAGTAGCACCATCAATATGATTATTATTCTTGTCAACTTCGCCTCCTAAAGTTTCGAGTACAGCGTACCGGCGACGCTCTTAGGATCGTCAATGAGATCGGTTATCGCAAGCGTTGTCGCGTTGATCTTTTCACCGAAAGAGGTCATTGATCCTGCTGCCATCATTAAGTTATAGGTATTGACGCCCAGCCGTTTAGCTCTCTCGTTATACTGTGCGTACCAAGCGTCCTTGCCGTCCCAACAATCGTCGGATATCAGTATCACGTCTGCCGACTTAAAACTCTCGCCTTCTGCTGCTGATTCGATAATGCCCATCAAGTGATCCATCGCCACGTCGATACAGGTTCCACCGCATGAAAAGAATTCCATGAATTCTATTAACTCGTCCACGTTTTGAAGCGTCTGTGGCTTCCGAGGATCAATTACCAGCGTCGCCTGTATTTGAGTGTCAAAGTGTACGACGTGTACGGCTCGTTTCTGTCGGACGGCAACCTCCAGTAATCCAAGAGCGATGCCTTTTGACAGGTATTCCGGCTCACCAGACATAGACCCGGAATTATCAATCGCCATAACTATCGGCCCTTGAGCCTGCTTCTCCTTGCCCTCTATTCGATACTGAAGCAATGAACCGTTCGCCATGTTTGCGAAGAACAGGTTTTCCAAGTCCGGGTCTGCCAGCTTCATTATCTCGGCTGGAAGTATTCTAGAAACATCGCCGCCCTTCTCAACCTCGGTTACTTCCGAACGGGCGTAATCTGTCTTGTTCGCCTGCTTCTCTGCCGCGATGTTCCTCATTCGTCCGGCTATCTCTGCTATGCGCTTGAGTTTGTCGGATCTCATAACCTTCTTGGCTAGAGCCTGCTTCACTTTCTTGTTTCCGCCAACGCCGGGTTGTCCGGGGTCATTTCCCCAACCGTAAGCCGACAGCGCACCTTCCATCTGCTCTATCTTTTCCGACGCCTTCGCAGACCCGTTACGAATAGCCTGCCGCACCTTCGCGCCGTTCATTGCTGCTGCCTGATTTTGCAGTGATTGACCCATGGCATCGTATTGAGCCTGTAATTGTTGAAGCTGCTCGGATACCTCTTGCTGCTGCTCCTGAGTGCCGTCGTTATCCTCTTCGATCATCTGTTGCAAGAGGGAATTTAGTCCCGCCATTTGCTGCCGTGTATCGTTGATTTTCTCGGTATCCTCTTTCGGCTCCGGCACGACCTTGCGTATTTCATCTGCGATAGCGGCAGCAGATACACCAGACCATGTTTCGTCACCCTGTGACTGTTCGCGGAGTGATTTGAACTCTTTCAACTCCGTCGCCTGACTGTGAGCGTTTTTCATCCATTCGTATTCAACGGGAACATCGTCTTTCTGTTCCGGCTCTTCATAGGTGTATAGACGATTGAATATCTCACCTGCGAAATCGCTGAACTGTGGCGACTTATCAAGGCCGTCTTCTACCACCTTGCGAGCGTCGTTGTTTTCAGCGATATGGTCAGCCCACATAAGATTAGACCAGCGCGTTGTGGGATATACAGCCCCGCCATCAACCTTCGGCAGCAGTCCTTTTACAGATTCCTCGTTCATTGTTTTACTCCGAGATATTTGGCAATGGATTCGGTCATATCATTGCCGCCGAACGATTTGAGATTTGCCTGCTCCATGACCATGCCCATTACTGAGCGATAGTTCTTGTCAAGTTCCGCAAGAGCGGATTTGACTCTGCCGTTCGTCTTGGTCTTGTCAAGATCAAGCATCTTTTTTATCATGTCTTCCATCTGCATTCTCGCGCCGTTGATTTGCGATAATGCATCCGATTTCCTCGCGCCTGCCACGCCATTCTTGGCATCATTGCGAGCCTTTGTCGCGTTCGCTATGGTCTCACTTGCGGCGTCAAGAATTTCCTGAGCTTTCGCGCCCAGCGGATTTGCGACTTCCGAACAGACTTTGTAAATGGTCGTGCGCTGATCCGGGGTGCGCCACGCCAGATCGGGAACGATGTCGATAATCGTATCATCGTTGACGGCATCATGGTTAAAGGCGAAGGCGACGTAAGGCAGAACGCGCCATATTGCACGGCGGCGTCTGTCACCTATGACAATACCCTTCTCCTGAAGCCGATCTTCAATCTCAATCATCTTATCGTCGATACCCGGATCAAACGGCAGAGCAGAAGCAGCAGCGGAAAGCAGGTCGATTTCATCCGGCGATAAAACCACCGGCGACGGCTGTGCATTTGCCTGCCCGTTCATAACCTTGAGCCGTGAATCCTTCGACGTGAGGTTTTTTATCCAAAAACGTGCGATAAACCGATCATACAGGGCTTCAAGCTCCGGCCCCTCTGGAAGTTCATTCGACGCGCCGATTGTCGCCCTGAGCGGAAGTTCAATCCATTTGCCGTCGTTAAAGAACTTCCGCTCATTGAGTATGGTCAGCAGCGAGTTGAGAATGCTGCTGTTCGCTTTCCAGATTTCATCCAAAAAGGCGACAGATGCTTCCGGTATGAATCCCTTAGTGACTCTCGCATAGCGGTCGTTTTTGAGACCTGAGATTGAAAGCGGCCCGAATATTTCATCGGGAGTGGTATAACGGGTGAGCAGGTAGCTGAAAACTGAGCCGTTTCCCATTGAATGGCATACGGCATTTACGAGTGCCGACTTCGCGGTTCCCGGTGGCCCCATAAGCAGGGCATTCATCTTACCGAGTACCAGTGCCATAAGCACCGGAATAAGGCGGTCACGTTCTACGAAGTTCGCGCCGAGGTCTGTTTTGATCTGTTCAAATTTTGCCCTTGCAAGGTCGTGAGTGGTATCTGACATTTACTTTTATCCTTCCCTATCGTTTCGATTATTTAAAAACACCCGTTTTTGATGCTACAAGCCCAGCATCTTACTAAGCGTTTTCTCCGCCGCGTCGAGACCCTGCTCCAATCCACTCTTGGCAAAGCCGAGAATGGATGAATACATCTCGACACGTTCGCGCAAGTCGCGCAATCTTTCGGCACGGTCATCAATGGTGCTGCGTCGGGTTGTATCTGTTGACGCGAAGTCATTGAGTTCGTCCTGCAACCTGTTAAGCGATGATTCGAGATCCTCTAATGCAGAGCGCGTCAACGCTTCCTGAGAATCGGGAGTACCGAATAAATTGATAACACCAACAAACGACCCCTGCGATATCTGACTTATGACCTTCCGCAGATTGGCAAGGTCTTCGGCGTATTTATCCGGCACGAAATAGATGCCGCCCGATGGTCTTATTGGTACTGCCATGAAGCGATCCATCATATTGCGCAGCACTTCAAGAATATCGTGCGAATTGAATTTGCCGACTTCCTCTTCAAACAGTACCGAGACTATTCTTGACAGGTCGTGATTCGTTTCGGAATGGATACGCCCGGACTGTTTATCGAAGGTGAGCCGGTCAACCGTATGATGGTCAAGCGTTGCCGTTATCAGCGAATTCACTGTCGGCGCACCTTGTGTCTTACGCTCTTCAATCACGCCCCATGCTATCGTTTCGGAATCTTCGTCGATTTTCCGCAGCAGGAATTGTTCATCCTCTTTTCCTGCTGTCAGATTACGATGTGACTGGCGTGTCTGGGCCCTGGATATAGCGCGACGAAAACCGGCTTCCGGTTTGGGATCTTTGGGTATCACGTCAGTGGGCAGGTTGTTCTCGGTGAACAGTTCGCGAAGCGTCGAGGGTTCGACACCTACATCATTAATTGACCAGAATACGCCGTCACCAATATGTTCGGCTCTCGTAGCGGCCATGCGTGAATTGATGTTGTCAATGTTGGTCATCGCTCCACCTATTCAGTTGCAGAAGTTGTGATCGTTCCTTCGCCTTCAACCTTGCCGCTCGGTGTCCATACGACATTGCCGTCAGCATTGATCGAAACCGTGAAGCATGTTCCTTGTTCGAGCAGCTTCTTAACGGCCATCGGCAGAAGCTGTCCTTCCTTCACTACGGGATCGCCCAGCGCAATACTTCCACCGGCCTGAATGATTTTCTTGAGTCTCGCGGGAGCCATCTTATCGATAATCGGCTTGTCGGCTTTCTTACCGTCTTTGGCCGGGACGTTGGGTAAATGAAGTTGTCCTTCAATCTGGCTGTGCGGCACGAATGTTTCCGGGTTAGCCTCAAGCTGTCCGGTCGGCAGAAGCATAGGGTGAGTGCCTGCGGCGATCTTTAGGCCGATAGCGATGCCCTTGATAATGTCAAGAGTGAAAGTTTCGTTCTGTTCTTGGATCATCACCACCTGATCGGTTGCGATGCGGATTTGACCGATGATATCGGTGGAGGAAAGCACGGTGGAAAGTTTTTTCTGCGGTTTTGTGGGCGACTTCTTTTCCTTCGCCTCGCGCAAAGCTTCGGAAGCTCCGCTTGTGCGACGTGCGCCTTTGCCGGTTGCCTGTTTGAGTTCTTCGCCCAGAAGGGTATTCTGCTCGTTTTCATCGCCTGCGGCTCTGAGAATATCGTTTGCCGTGCTGAAAAGAATCTTGCCAGCTTCAAGAGCGGCAAGGACTTTCGGACTCGCACCCTTCATAATTTTCAGACGGGTTGAAACGACAGCGGCGTCTATTCCGCGACGACGGGCGATTTCGGCCTGCTGCACTCCCCACGCTTCCAGTTTTTTCCATGCAACCGCTTCCTCATACGGCGTGAGGGGCTTGCCGTTATTGCTGGACATCATTCCGAACAGAATTTCAGCCTGCGAAATTCCACGACCTTCCGTGAGTGCGTTGATCGTCTCGAATTCGCAGCCTTCCGCGATAAGCTCCATGACAGCGCGAACGCGGCGGTGGCCGTTGACGATAATCCATTCATTATCTTTGTTCCGCATGACTTTGATGGGTTCGCGAACGCCGTTTTCACGGATATCCGCTTTGAACGATTCCCATTCGGCCTTAGTACCGTAATCGCTTCTGGGTTGATCGGGATGAGACATAAGAGTTTTGGGATCGAGTTTGAGCAATGATGCGCCACGAGTTCTTGGGTCCATAATAGATTTCCTTTCCCTAGATTTTGTTATTCCGCAGCCAAAGCAGGCAAGCGGGTACGATCGACCTTTTTTTAAGGTCGAAAAATATGCTGATTGTCGGAAAATATTCTCTCATTTCCTTTTTATCTCTCGAAGCCGAAAGTGTTTTCCGCGCTGATAAATTCAGCGAATGAGCTATTTATAAAGCATTATTTTCAGAAAATCAAGATTTATTTTGCGGATATTTAAGATTTATTTTCAAGGCGGTTTTTTGGCGTCTATTGTACTCAGTATCAGTGTGAGTATTAAGATTAATTAATTAATTAAATAATTAAAAATTAAGAAGAAAGAATGGGGCGGAAATAGTCCTATAATAAGGCTATTATAGCGTTATAATAACTCTATAGCGGATTTAAAGCAGAAGAAAAACATCATACATTATATATACATGCGGATATCAAGTGCCGAAAAATGAGGGTAGCGGTGAGGGTGAAAAGTCGATTCTTTTGCGGTTCTTTTGGGTCTCTTTTGCGGTTCTTTAAAAATCAAGCCATGTTTTTATTCTGCGGAAAATAATCTATTGACATTCACCTTGCATCGCGGTATATTCACTCTTGCATTTACCACTTTCCCGCTCTCATTTTATTGTTTTCTGACCACGGCCCTAGCAGCTATGCTAGGGCCACTCTTTTATCAGCCTTTATTTCTGCACCGTGATTTCGAGCCTCCAAGAATTGACTCTCCGATTAATTCATGCAATCCTACTGCGGCAGGGCCAGCCATAACAAAGGCCACAGCACTATTGATATCGCCCGTCTGGATATATACAAGAGCGGCGATAATCACGCCCATTGTGAGCGGGACGAATGAGCGGTATCTGGGATCAAGTTTTTTTATCACGCGCAACAGTAAGCGGGTCTTCAACAGATTCGTAAGAATATTAACGGCGGCAGCGGCCAGCAATAGGTATAGTGCCGATAAATCGCCGGGTAACTTGCTCTGCTTATCGTCCGCAACCTTTGATGGTGCTGGGTCAAGCGCGACAAAACCGATAATTTCACTGTTATCCCCGCCAGCGATGTCGTTGTCAAGGTCTCCATCTTCCACCATTTGAGCGATTGCTATGCCGCCGCCGAACTCAATCATCGTCGCTCTTTCAGCGGTGCTTATAAGCACGATTGCCATTGTCAATAGCAGCACTATGCTTACTAATCCTGTCTTTTTCGCGGCCATTTAATTTTCCTCCGTTCACAAAATTGAGTAGTCTTTTGCCGACGATTGCTGGCATGATCGGCAGCTTGCTATTTTCAGTTCAACCGATCTTATTCGCTTGTCGGCTTCGCGTTCAAACTCTTCCTGCTTATCGAGATGTATCTTACAATCGTCACGCTTTTTGTATTTGTCCGGCAATGCTGTAATCATCCTGTCAAGTTTTCTTATATCCTCTTGCAGCGCGTCGAGTTTGGTGTCTTGCTTCCGCCATGTCCACCAAATCAAAGATCCGAAAGCGAACAGCATAGAACCTATTGCTCCTACAGCCCACTGTGGAAGCAAGACAACTTGCTGCGATGATGTTACTTGGGTCACTTGTGCAACAGCAGCTTCAATGAGTTTGTAAACAACGTCCAATTCCATTTCAAGTTTTCCCTCGACTTAGAAATTAAGTTAGCCGAATATCGTCTTTGACCCAAATTTTAAATTTACACCATGTATTCTTGCATAATCATAGTGTCCAGTTGTAGAAGTAACCATTATCGCTAAATGCCACGCATATTCTTTTCCCGCTTCAGACAGGTCTAGACCACTTGCGTCAATAATGAATGTCGTGTTATGAGCGGCAGTATCAGGCGCATCCGTTATCGTTGCCAAAGCATCCCCACTTATTACAGTTTGTGTTCCGTCGAGTAGATCATCTCTTATCAGATATACCTTGATCGTTCTATTTCCATCTGCTGATATTGATACCGACGTTCGTATAAACCCTCGGTATATGCGACTGGCATTATCATATGCAGGCACTGGAAGATAAACACACGCCTCCGCAGTATCTTTTGAATCTATAAAGTTGCGAGTCACTCCGTATGGTGCATAGAAATGATCCTGTGAAAACATCATATGTGCAATGGAGTAATTGCGGTAAAAATTAGCATAATTTATGCCGTTAATATTCCCGGTGAAATCAATATCAGTATGATGAGTGGCTCCCGTAAAGGTGCCACCTGACTTATCCATTTTATTTGTGTCTAAGGTTCCGTCCGCTCCTGACCTTGTTGTTGCCTCGTTAAAAATCAGAGTGGCTAGTCTCTGTAACGCGGTCTGTAATGTTCCGTTTGCTATCGTTATTCCGCCACCAGCATCATAAGCCGCGACGCCCGTCTTTGCCGCTCCCGTATAAGCTGTATAGGTCTCTATCAGCTTATTTATCACGGCCTTGACAGTAACATCGCCTACCACCGCCAACGCGCTTGCATCAGCAAACAACTGCCCATCGTTCGCGCCAATTCCTTCCCAGAAGCCCACCGTAAGCATTCCGGCAAGATATTCGTCCAGCCAGGTTGCGAATGCGATCAATCCATCCCTCGGAGTTCCCGCGATGAGTGCTTCGGGAGCGATGTTTGCAAAACCCTCTTCGCGTATCCAGTCGCCGCGATAGGTATAGTCAATGTCGGCGGTCAGGATGATCGGTGCATCCTCTGTGATTTTTATATCCGCAAGCAGAATGGCATCCGGGCGAAAGTCGTTTGAGCTTGTGTACTCTGACGGCTTTGTCGGTCTGTCCAGCGGGATTGTGAAAGCCTCGTCTTCAAACAAGTCGCCGCCGTTTACATAACCCGCCGGGCCTCTTACGACAAACAATTCGTAATAGTCCAGCAGCTTTGACATTACTACCACGCTGTTGCCGTCGCTCTTGGGTTCAGACAGGTCACGTTTGAAGGCGGCGTACACGCTTATCCAGCGGCCTTGTCCCACCACAAGATCGGTGTACGTCGAGATTCCGTCGTAATCGACAGAACACAGAACCTTGATGGCATCCGAAAGTTCGACGTGTCTGCCCTCTTCGTCCAGCAGCTTGAAAGCGGCCACCATGACGGCTATTTCGGCGGCAGGCGTAACCTGTGTAACCTCACCGCCTTCAATTATGCCCTCGCCATAAGAAAACTTGGCAGCCTGACAGATTGCGGCTTCTGCCTGCTCAAAAGCCCAGTCCATCTGTCCCTGAGTGACAGTCTGCTTGTAGTACCAATCCAATTTATTCATCGGTATCCTCCATAAGTATAGTGCCTCCCTCAATTTCACCGGATTCGCTATCAACGTCAGCAAGCTCGGTTACGTCGAGTACCCATCCTTCTGTTATTACTTCCTCGCCTTCAATTTGTATGAATCTTCCGAAGTGTTCGTGAGCGCATTTCATATAGTCGATAAGCCGTCTGGCCTTTGCCTCTTCATCGGCTGTCATTGCCCTTGCAATGCCGCCCACTGTAAGTATTTCCACGTTGAACGTGTACAGGGCAGCCCTATCGTCCAGGCCCAGTATGGTTCCGCCGCCTTCTCCCTCTTCGTCGCCGTACAATTCGCTTTCGTCCAACACCCAGACATCCTCATCGCTGTACGGCAATATGGTACAGTCGATTGACAGGAACAATCGCAGCACGGCTTGGATTCCTACGCCCGTACCCTTCAACTTATAGATCGGCACAAGATTCCAAACCAGCCGCCGTTTGGTAGCGTCGTCCAGATTGAGCCAGCCAAACGGGTTTCCGAGATCGTATAATTGAGCGTCAACGAATTCAATCGGAGCCTTACGCGGCTCCCATGTTTCGGGGAATTTATCGACATCATACAACACGAGTGCAAGCGATTCCTGCAACGTTTTCATCAAGCGGTACAGGTCGTTTGATGCATCTTGCGTTCTGTTGACTTTCGGCAGCATTTCGTAGAGGTCAAGATTTCTCTTTGCGGGAACAGTCGGAGACCAGCCGGTAAATGCAGCTTGATTATCAGGCTCGGTCAACGGGTTGCCGTGTGAGTCGCATATCACGGTGGAAGCCGTCAGAATGTAGGGTGAGCCGGGTGTCATCGGGTAGTCGAGTTCAAGCTCCACAACAGACGAACTTATCGCCACTGCGGATACCGGCGAGACAGTCGCAGTCGGAGTCAGGTCGTCGTTGTCTCTTGTAATGATGTAATTGGCAGGATCAAGAGCCTCTTCAGCCTGCATTGATTCCGCTATAGGTTCAAGAATGAACCTTTCGTCGCTGTTCAAGAGTTCATATGTCCCGCGCTGCTCGCCCACCCGTCCATCGTCATAAGTGGTGAATATGCTGAGTTCGTATTCGCCTTCCGCCGTCGAGTATGGCAAACATCGCGAATGACGCAGTAAATCGAAGCCTAACGCCTCGTTTGATGTTCCCCCTATAACTTGTATAGACCCGGCAGGATCGTTTGATTTGAGGTAAGTACGCCCACTTTCCGCCCATGCTGTAGCATTGCTCAGGAGGCTGCTTAACGCAACGGCCACTTCCTCGGCGGTAGCATGGTCTTTATCGACGAATGAAGATTGACGGAACCTGACCGTCGTTTCTACACCATCGTCGATAGATAAAATCAGGCTGTCCAGATTTTTAAGCGCAAATGTCTCTGTTCCGCTTGCGGTGTACGGGTAGGTAAGATCATCTTTTATCCATCTGGCAAGGGTGTCATCATATTCGAGCGTCTCGAATCCCCACGGGAACAATGCCGATACCGAAGTAACGGCAATATCCTTCTGCACAAACGGCTGGCCGTAGTGAACTCTTATCGTTTTTTGCGCCCATGCCAATACCTGTGTAATTACAGGCGAGGTTTTATCCTCAACGGTAAACGCATAAGTCGTGTCGAGAGTTCCTATGCCGTCGCCGGTTTCCGACACAACTCGAATATCGGTACGGTTCAGTGAAATGAAATCACTGTCAGGTGTTATCCGTATTGCCAGAGTATCAGGAGTCAGAGTCCAGTCGCATGTAAACCCCGGTTTTTGAACGCTCTCAGGAGTGCCGTCATATAGCGAGCCGTCAAAGGCCAGAACGGTATCAACCCAGACTTTAGTAGCAGCGAGAGATATTTCGTCGAAGTCGAAATTGACAATCTCAAGATACACGTCGGAATCAACGGGTATGCCGGTTTCCATCGGTTCAGGGTCACGGTTTATCAGGAGGGGCTTTGTCGTATCCGCATCCAGAACAACCGTATCAACCCCCAGGAATGCAATCTTATTATTCAGCATTCTCCGTTCTACCCTTCCGCCAGCGCAAGACGGAATTCCACTTTATGAATTCCATTTATCTTGGACACGTTTGCGGCCATATCGCAACGAGTCCTTGAGCGCACAGTGTTCATGGTCATGCGCGACTTCTTTACATCGTCAACGAGGATCGAAACTTCCCACACATAGCCTTCCGGCAAAGCAGTCGGAACGTCGAAATTGAAAGCCACTCTGATAAGGTTCGCACCCGTCAAGTCTATATCCTGAAACACCTGCTGACAGTCGCCCACCTTGAGGCCGAACGGTGACTCAAACTCACCTGTTGTCCATGATTTTGACAGGTGTTCAGGATCATTCCAAACCTGTGTCGGGTATTCGTGAGTGCCTTCTATTTCCACAAGGTCATTCCTGCTTTGAAAACCAAGGCAGAAAATATAATCACCATGCGGAGCGGCATAAGAGGCAGGTTCCACCCTGCCTCTATTCGTACCCGCTATTCCAAGATTGAAAAGTGACTTTTCCATCTTTTATCCTTACACAACAGGTGGCATCTGACGTATGACCTGTATATGATCGAAATAGCAACGCCTTGCAGTGTCAGCCATCTGTACACCGAAGCCCAGATAACCCGACAACAGCGGAGCGGATTCTGAGTTGACGGCAAGAACATCGTCCACAAACAGACCGTCAGCGAATTCCAGCCCGTCATTGAATACTACAGGCTCCCATTGCGGGTCTGTGACATCGCCCACGCCTTCGGTTTCCGCTATCGGGTTACGGTACGCCCACAGAAGCACATCGCCGTTGTCGTTCACTACCATGTCGAGTCTCAATTGATGCCACACGTTGTCATCATAGGTGTCCTGTGAATAGCGAAGTATTTTCGTCAGGCCCGGATTCGACACGGACGGAATGCCGTTCTGTATCTGTCCTTTTGCCAGCACTATTCTATGGGGGCTGGCGTTTTCAAGCCCGAGCAGATAGGCTTCGCCGGTCACTGCATTGGTCTGCGCTCCGACAAAGATGAAAGACGAATAATTTGTCTTTCCGGCAGACGGCCCTTTTTTCATTGCTGCGGATATCGCACCGCCACCGCCACCGGACGAACCAGGTTCGTGTACGGGTCTCGGTTCAATCGGGCAGTACCCTTCAATGGCACAGTACGCGCCCACTGCACCGCTCACAGCCTGCACGGAGTTGAAGCCGAAAACAAAATCGCCACCTCCCACCGGGCCGCTGATACCATGTGTCGGGCCGCGTCTTACAGTTATCCCCTGCCATCCAGTGCCGTCAAGCGAATCTTCGAGCAATGCCCAGTCTGTCTGTGCCATTTCAATTTCTCCTATACCGTAGTTATCGGATCGGGTGCGTCGGGCCAGCAATCCTCATTGAATGTTTCCGCAAAACCACTTTCACCGCATATGTGACCTACGCCGAATACGGCCTGATATTCGTCGTCGCCCCACTGCCATAAGTAACCGTCTGGAAGATCAAACCATAGTTCGGCAGATGCTCCCCACGCTTCGTCAAAGGTCTCATAATCGCCAGTCCAGCCCACGGGATCTTCCCAGTTTCCAAAGGTTCCAACTTCGCTGTTTACCCACCCGTTGATGCGGGAATAAGCGCCTGTCGGGAAACCGAATACCTGCCAGCCGTCGAATCTGTCTATGTCACTTGATTTGGAAAACTGAAAAACCGTATCCGCCGTAAGCGGGAAGGTCATTACTATTCTATCGTTAATCACAACGGCTGTCATGCCGGTAAAAAACGAGAGAGTCAGAAACCAGTCGGTCAGCACGGTTGCAAATTCAGCGGCGGTATATTCGCCCGCTTCAAGAGAAAGCGCCTGACTCTCCCATTCGGCGCGCTCGGTATCGACCGTCGCCTTGACAATGACAAGATCAACTCTATCACCCACAAGTACGGTATCATCAATCTTTGCAGACTGTACCGACAGGCCCAGATTCATGCGGAAGGCTTTCCATATCATCAAGTCACCAGCAAGCCAGCCTTCAAAGTC